GATACGTTACCAAGAAGGTAAACGTGGTAAGATTATATGTTTGTATGTAAAAGATAGTCAGGAAGAGAAATGGTTAAAAAGCAGTGTAAAAACATTGAAAAATGTAGTTTGGAAATAATATTAACAAAACTTGTATAATATGTATGAAATGTTTATATTTGCAGTAGTTCTTTATTTAATTATAACAAATTCTTTTATAAGATTAATCATAGAGCCTGAGGGGCTCTTTGTTGTCTTAAAACGCAGAGAATATATTTATGATATTAAATCTGGTAATTATAGAGAAGAAGTAGTAATTAAAGTAAGGCAACTGTATAGGTTTAAAAGTAATAACGAAAAACCCTTTTAAAATGAAAGTAGAATTAGATTTTGAAGTGCTGAGCCAAACAGATATGAGCGCTGATGATTTTATCTACTTGTATATTATCTATAGAAAAGGTTACAATTATTTACGCGACCTCAATTTAAAACCAGATTTAGACCAATTACAAGAGAAGGGATATGTAAAGTTAGGCGAAACACCTGATCAACATGCAATTAGACAATCTTTTATAGACTTGTTTGTTACAGATATTGATCAGATGTTCGCTGAACTTTGTGCTAATTACCCTATGAAAGTAATGGTCAATGGGCAGGTTAGAGTGTTACATGCTAAAGATCCAGACGCTAAAACAAATGAAAAAGCCAAAAAGCGCTATGAACGTGCTGTTGGTGGTAAACTGTATAAACACAAGCATATTATTAACTGCTTAAAGACACAACTGCGAGTAGAGCGTAATAGCTTAGGTTATATGCAGAATTTAGAAACATGGATTAATAACCATACTTGGGAGAAGTATGAAAATTTAGAAGAAAATGACACACAACAATCTACCACAAGAATTACACGAACCCTTTAAGAAAAGAGGTTTTAAGAGCATTAAAACTGCTGTTAACACCTCACTTACGCATATTAAAACTGGTATGCTAGGGCAGCGTAATGTCTTTCCTACAAATTGGATAAGGTTAAATAAAAATCTATTAGGTGGCTTACAGCCAGGCAAAATGTACGTAGTTGCAGGACGTCCTGGTGTTGGAAAATCAGCTTTTAGTAACCAATTGATCTTTGACGTATTAGATAAAAACAAAAACAAGAATGTACTTGTATTGTATTGGAGTTTTGAGATGCCAGGTTATCAGCAGATATTGCGTGCTGGCTCAAAAGGCGCTAACAAACAAGTATTAGAGCTGTTATCAGTAGAAAGAAAATTATCAGATGAAGCTTTTAAGGCTTACAGAGATGAAGTTATTAAATATAATAACTACCCCGTATTTTTTAATAATGTACCACGCTCAATGGAGTTTATTAAAGAAACTAACGTAGAAATATGTAATAGTAAACCAGATGCAACAGTTATAAATGTATTTGACCACTCACGACTTGTGCTTGGTAGTGCAGAAACTGAATTGCAACGACTTAACACTGTATCAAAAGGATGCATGTGGATGCAGTCACGCATGGGAACTATAAACATATTACTATCACAGTTAAACCGTAACATAGAACAAGAACATCGTGCAAAAAACCAATATCAGCCATTACTAACAGATTTGTTTGGTGGTGACTCTATTGGCCAGGATGCACATGTTGTTATGATGTTACAACGTCCTTACGATTTATATGGCATTACTGAGAAATATTGCAACGAAGACCCTGAAGGTTTACTTGCATGTCATATTGAAAAGAATCGTGATGGACTCTTGGGTATGATACCCTATGAAGCAGAAATGTCAACATTCACAATTAATGAACGAACATGATTGAAAAAGTAAAACGTAAAAGTTTTACTATTAGACATTCTGGACGATCAACTGACTTTATATCACCTAGCTTTGGCCACGGTTGTTTATACAACTGTAGCTATTGCTATATGAAAAGACACAAAGACAAAGGTCTTAGTGTTGCTACTAACACTGGTGATATACTTACACACATTAACAATCACGCTTATTTTACACCTGTAGATAAGCCTAATCAGACTCACGCACAGTTTACTACTTATGACATTAGTTGTAACGAAGACTTTGCTTTGCATGCTAAGTATCATGATTGGGAGCGTATCTTTGAGTTTTTCAGAGATCATCCTATTGCGATGGGTAGTTTTGCAACAAAGTATGTAAACCCTGACCTTACTACGTTTGACCCGCAAGGTAAAATACGTATAAGGTTTAGTCTGATGCCGCAAAAAATGTCAGATATACATGAACCGCACACATCTAAAATTATTGATAGGATAAAAGCTATTGATGCATTTATAGATGCAGGCTATGATGTACATGTCAATTACAGCCCTGTAATATTTTACAAAGGCTGGTTAGATGACTATGCAGATTTATTTGATATGGTAAGTGATTATGTGAGTTATAAAAATCAAGTGCTTGCAGAAGTTATATTTCTTACACATAACTTTAAAAAGCATATTGTAAATGTTGGTCGACACCCACAAACTGAGGTAACGCTCTGGCGTCCTGAACTACAGGAGTTAAAGCAATCTCAGTATGGTGGAGAAAATGTTAGATATAAACTTGGAGTAAAGGGCAAGTTTATACAGCAGTTTAAAGAGCTGCATAATAGTAAAATACCCTGGAATAAAATCAGATATATATTTTAAACATGAAAAATACAATCACTTTAACCAGAGAAGAAATTTCTCTTCTCATACATAGTGTACAACGCACTATGATTAAACTTGAGGAAGTTAAACAAGCTGATGCTGAGTTAACACGTAAGCATAGGCTTTTACTTAAAACTTTATTAGAAATGGAAGACGATATGTCAAAACCAACGAAAAAAGAACCTTTAAACTATTATAAATAATTATGGAATTACCAACTAAAAAGGTAAAGGCGAGCCGAAAGTCGCCTAAGAACATGATAATATATGGTCCACCAAAGATTGGCAAGACTTCAGTATTATCACATCTAGACAATTGTTTGATCATTGACCTTGAGGAAGGTTCTGATATGGTCGATGCTCTAAAGATAAAAGTTAAGAACTTAAAAGAACTTGCTGATGTCGGTAGAGAAATTATCAAACAAAAGAAACCATATAAATATGTTGCTATTGACACTATCTCAAAACTTGAGGAATGGTGTGAAGAAGAGGCAAAACAAATTTATATGAAAACTCCAATGGGTAAGAACTTTGAGACAAAGAACCCTGGCATGTCTGTACTATCATTGCCTAACGGCGCTGGCTATTTGTATTTGCGTATGGCGTACAAAAAGTGGATAGATAGAGTAAACATGCTAGCTGATCATGTTATCCTAGTAGGTCACCTAAAGGACAAGATGCTTGAAAAGAAAGGTAAAGAGGTTGCTGTAAAGGACCTTGATCTTACTGGCAAGATAAAGCAAATTACATGTGCTAACGCTGATGCTGTTGGTTATATCTATAGAGAAGATGAGAATACTATGATTTCTTTTGACTCTATGTCAGATATTACTGCTGGCTCACGCTGTGATCACTTAAAAGGTCAGACCATGCCTTTAGAATGGTCAAATATATTTATTGATTAACCGCTAAAATTTTAAAAAATGATTGAAGCAAGAACGGCTGTCGAGCCTAACACGACTCCTGTAGTAAAACCTCAAACTATTACAGTGACGATGATTATTGAGGATCTTAATAATGGTATAGACCGCACAGGTATACAAACAAAGTATAGCTTGGAAAAGTGGGAAGTAACACAAATGTTTCAACACCCATCATTAAAGGGCAGAAAAGCTAAGAAAGTACGTAAACTTTCTTTTAACTTTGTTGATGACACAACTACTGATCCTAACCAGACTAGTATTGCGGTAGAAACTACACCAGCTGAAGACTTTCACAATAAAGCTGATCTAAGAACTCAGGATGCTATTGACAATGATGTAGATGTACATACAGAAGCATCTATGGTTGTAGAAGCTACACCTGAATTATCAGACAAAATCTTTGCAATAGAAGAAGATGAAGATGACGATGAACTTAACTTTTAATTTTAAACACTATTAATTATGGCTTTAACTAGCAATCCTATCTCTTCGGAGGTAGCAGGCGGAGGACTAAAATTATACTCTGGCCTTACAAATGTAAATGTAATCGCAGTAAATCCTACATTGGAAGAACTGCATAACCTAGGAATAAAACTAAAGCAAGAACCTGCTTATACTATTTCTATGGGTGATCAAGAGTACAACAAGGTTGTATTTTGGGTTAAGAATGAAACTGGTAGTTACAAAATTGAGATACTAATGCAAGCTACGCACAGAGTATCACAATCAGGAAAACATCAGTGGATGAATTCTATAGGTCAATCAACTTGGTCAGAAGATTCACCAAGTTATGACTGGTGGAAGTCTGATGGTGAGCGTAAAGCTTATGTCGGTGAGGAGACTCTAATTAATTTTGCAAAATGTTGGGCAAATGTTGCTTCTGGAGATGAGGTAACTTTTGACACTATTGCAAATATTGCAGCAGGTGATGTAACTGAGCTTAAGAAGTATGTATCTGTGTTAAAAGAGAACCCAGTACGTGTTCTTATTGGTGTAAAAGATGACAAATACCAAATTGTTTATACAAAATACTTTGGTCGTGCATACAAAACACCAAGAGACAGTTATTTTGTAAAAGCTTTGAATGATGAGTACGGTGCGTTTAACGCTGATTTTAATGCTGACCTTGTATTTGGTGAGCACAAATCTACAGCTAGTCTAATTACGCCTGATAAGGCTAATGAAGATGAAGATTGGACCACAGATAGTGGTGATGCTGATTTACCATTCTAGTATTTATTAATTATAATTAAAGGGCAGTGTAAAAGCTGCCCTTTTTTTATTTAAATTCGCAAGCTATGCTCAAAATTAGAAAACCAAACGAGAGATTGCATACAGATAGTATCCTAGAAAAAATATCTGAATACGATATATTTAGATATTATTGTCCTAGTTTTAAAAAACTAAATGCAAAATTTTGTAGCGAGCTTCGCAGAGATAATAGA